CTTGTTAACTCTGTTTCTTTTTCTGTAGTTTTTGAACTAGTTGCCGTTTGAGTTTTAATAAAGTCGTCTACTATTTTACGTAAATCTCCAACTTCAGAACCTTGTTTACCAATTAGCTTTTCAGCTTCTTGGTGCATAGCTACAATGTCCTTAACAGATTTACCTCTATACTTCTCTGGTAGATCATCCTCTGGTTTAGTCTCTTCTTTAACTTGAGGTTCGGATTCAGGTTGCTCTAGTTTAGAGTCCTCAATCTTTTCTTCGTCTAGGGAAGAAGCTTCCAATTCATTTTCTAAAACTTCGTCAATTACTTCTGCCATATTATTCTCCTGTGCATTAGCATTATAGGAAAGAAGCTGACTTGGCTATTCGTCAGTTTCTTTGCTTTGGCTACGAGATCTATGCTTTTTCTCCCAAGCCATAGCCGCACCTGGAAAGCTTCCTGACCATCCTTCTAAATGAACTCTGGGAGTAGAAATAATTTTACTCGCAGTTTTGCCACAAGAAGGACATGTTAAATGTTGAGTGTACTCTGTCAATTCCTCAAAGTAATTATCACAATGAGAGCAGTGAAACTCAAATAATTTCCTCATTTTGTAAATCCTCATAAGATTGTTCACTCACCGATTGTAGTGAGAGAATCCATTGAAGTATATCCAACTGACCTTTACGTTTATGATATTCTTCTAACGTATCAGTTGAAATAATCTGATTATACTGGTTAAATAAGTTTTGTGTATCTTCTATGAAATCTTTCCACCCTTTAGTGGACATCATAGAAAACCTTTCTTCGTAATACTTTTGTAGCTCTTTATCTATAGGCATATATTAATAATTATATCACAAAATAACTAGATTGTCAAGCTTGTTTCTGCTGTTGCATCTGCATTTCAACAATTTCTTTATTTTGATCCATATCTTTTTCTTTGAGCATGAGTTCAGCAATTCTTACACGTCTATCAAATTCAGCTCTAATCATATCATCTTCATTTGGTAGATTAGTTGAAATAGCTGTAAGAACCTTAGCTTTAACAGCTTCAGGTTCAAATCTAGCTTCTGTAAGATGTTTAGCAGCCAATGCTTCACGTTCTTTAGCTTCACCCATTGTTTTAGCTGTTTCAGCTTGAGCCTGTTGTAATTGCAACTGCATAGCAGCTTGTTGCATTTGTTGTTGTTCAGGATTAGGCTGCATAGCTTGTTGTAGAGTAACAAGAAGTTGTTCTCTATTTGGTAAGCTAGAGTTTTGTAAAATACCTTGAAGTAGGATTGGAGTAAGTGGACTATCTGGTCCAAGTGTTTTAAGTAGATTAATAAACTGCTGTTGTTCTACCTCACGTGCTAACATACCTAATGTTGAAGCAGGTACAAACTTCCAATCTTGTACTGGGAAATGTTCTGGATCAAACTGCATAAATCTCCATGCAGCTTTTTCAATAAATGGAATTAAAAATTGATCTTGGAAATTAACAAGTGTGCGTTTGTTCTTTTTAAGAATTGTAGCTAGTGTTACAGATAACTCACCACCCGCTGGTGTTGTTGCCATACCTGCTGTATCAAGTGTACCTGTGGCTTGTAATAACATAGCTTCAAATGCTTGTGCTGTTTGAATACCACTAGCGTCAGTAGCACCAAACTTAAATGGCATAAGGACTTCAGCAGGATTACCATTAGTTAAAATAGATTTGCCTGGACGTACCTCAAACTTACTACCACGTGGAAGACGTGTAGCATCCATCGCCATCATAGGAACTGTAGTAAGTGCTAAACCATCTAAATAGCTACGAAGCTGAGCATCAATAGCTTTTTGCATATTGAAGCCTTTTTCTGCAATACCTCGTCCCCAGAAACGATTAGGAACTGTATCATCTTGATAAGCTACAATAGGACGATCTTTCATCATGTAAGGTGATCGTTCTGCTTTAAGTAATTTAGAATCATTAGCTACAACAACTAATGCTTCTACTAAATTACCATACTCTTCCATAAGTTCTGAAGTTTCTTCTTCAAATAAATCTTCTACTTCATTATCTACGCTATCTAAAAGTTTTTCAGGAATTAAACCATAGTAACGTATTACTTTAATTTTATCGTCTTTGTAATGCTCATCAATCCAACTAGCCTCTAAGTCTGAATCATCTGTTGGATCATCATTAACATCTACATTAAAATAAACACCATTAGTGATGCCTTCAGCAATTTTATGTGCTGATACAAACTCTTCAATAGCTACACCCATAGCATCTTCAATAGAAGTTGCAGTAGGGTCAATAACAAAATTTTGAGGACTGACTGGTTTAAGAACTACATTAACTTTTTCTTTTTCTTCTACACCAATAGCAACTGCATCCATGTCTTGCATAGGACGAGAAGCAGGCATTAGTTCTTTAGTTTTCTTAATACTAAGTTCACCAATACCAGTACCATAGATAGATGCTAAGAGGATGACATCACCTACAGCTTTACGTAGTTTGTTTTTCTTAAAGCACTCTTTCATGTAGTTCTTCATGTATTCTACATCTTGAGGCTGTTGATCTGCTAGATCATCTTTAATGTCAAATAGATGGTCACCTTGACCAAATACAGCTTCTTCAATTTCTGCTGTATGGTTTTCAATAGCTTGTTGTAGTGCAGGAGATGTAACACGGCTACGTTCTGAATCACGCATCCTGTCTTGAGCTGCCCATTCTCCTCTCCAGAGACGTTCATACTCTTTCCATTTTTCTAGGTAGTTTTGATCTCGGTGGTCTCGCCACTCCTCTACATTACCTAATACCCAATCTACTAACTTATTTGACATAGTTTTTCCTCTTTTAGTATCCTGCTACTGCGTCTAATGCTTCGTATTCTTCTTCCTCATAGTCTTGGAAGTATTCTACAATTTGAATTTGATCTATGTATGCTAAAGCATCAATCAAATCATCATGTAATTGTGAGTTAGGAAAGTTGACAAGTTGATCTATAAACTCATTGTTCCACTCTCCATGATTTAGCGTTACTTGTCCGTGTTCAAAACGTCCTTGTAATGCCCAAACAATTCTGTCTGTCTTCTTTTGATTTCCATGAGTACAATCATCAATCCTAAAATAGTGATTGTGTTTTCTCATTAAATCCATAAGGTAAGGTAGAGCTGCGTTCTTTAAGCTACCTTTCTCAATACCTACTGCTGTGGGTTGGTATTCAACAACAGCTTTCATAATTTCATGGCAGGTTTGTTTAATATCCCATCTACCATGCTTTATGTCTGCGACCCACCATCCTCCTTCGTGGACTTTAACGACTGCAATCGCTGTTTCATCCAGTTTTTTATTTTTATTCGCTGACTCTTTATCAACATTAATAAAACCAGCAAGGTCAACAGCAATAAAATATCGACCATCATCAGGCTCTTCATCATCGACTTTAATCCATTCTTCTTTAAAGATGTCTCTACTTGCTGCTTCAAAAGAAGCTAGAAACTCTTGTCTGAAAGCAAAGCTACTCATTGTATTTCTAGCAGCTTCAATTTCACTTTCAGGAATTAATGGGTTATCATAGGATGTATAATGAAACCCAGTCCATTGTTTATCTTTACCTGTTTGTGCAAATTGAAATAACTCATAAAAGTGATTACGACCTTTAGGAGTTCCAATAAACAATGCACCACCCTGAACATCAGCTAAGGCAGGACGTAGGATTTGTTCCCACACATTAGGTTTAATATCAGCGTATTCATCAATAACACAAAAGGCTAAACCAACCCCACGAAGTGTATCTGGTCTATCTGCACCTTTTAAATAAATCTTTCGATTATTAACAAGTGTTAGTACAGATGTATTCTCATGAGCTGACTTAATGACTTCATGTCCTAGCTCTTTGAGTAGTCCCCACAAAATATCTTTAGCTTGTTGATAAGTAGGTGCTACATAAAACACATCTTTACTATCACTTTTTAGAGCTTCAATAAGAAGCATCCAAGCAGCGAGTCTAGACTTACCAAAACGTCTACCTGCTGCTACAATTTTAAATCTATGATCGTCATTAAAAACTTCACGTTGTTTATCGTGAAGCTTAACTTGTAAGCTAGTCACTAATATTGTCCATAAACAGGTTTATCTAATAATTTAGCTTTACCTGATTTAATTGCCTCTGTGGCTTTTTGTTTAATCTCATCTAATGATTTACTGCTTTGACCTATTTCAATGCCTAAAGAATTATTAAATAAATCCATTTGTTTTTCTTCTGGGGTTTGCCTAATAGCTGCTCCTCCAAGAACACCAAAAGGCATAGGCACTTCATGCCAACTACTTACTCCTTTAGCTACATTTGGACCATACTTACGAGTCATCTCTGCTGTCCAAACTAAATGCCGCCAAGCATCTGCTTCATCCCCAATGCCTGTACCTGTAGGATAACGATTAGCAGCTTCTTGTGCTATACCTGTTCCTCGAACAGTACTAAACACATCTTTTACAATGGCAAAAGGTTTAAAAGTATCTTCAGCCATTAAAAATCCATTTCATAATTAATGAATAAACCTTTATCCCAATTATTTTTATAAGCATTAGCAGAAAGCTGTCCAGGACCTACTGGAACATTAACATTAGCTTCATAGCTCTTACCATAAGGACTACTTACCATTCTAACTCCTAAGTTTTCTAAATTAAGAGCATATTCTTTAACTAGCTCTTCAGGAGTTTTAGTAAGTACAGCACTTAATGGACCAATGTTACCTGACACCTGTTTGATGTTTTCATCCATCAAAGCTCTAAACATAGCATTATTTGCATATAGCGTTGCAAACGCATATGGGTTTATTTTATTCTCAGAGGTTGGTTGGTAGGTTGCTCCACCTCCAACATTAACTGCACCTACTGGAGTGTAAGTTGTATTCCCTACGTTTCCTCCTACAACTGCCTCTTGAGGATTCACATAGCCTTCGAGCATTCCTTGATTGTATGGCATATTATAAAGTTCTTGATATAGACGCATATCTCCTTCGTCTAATCTAGGAACTTTAGGCACTACCCCAAAAGGAATAAACTCGTCACTCATTTTCTTCTACAATTTCTCCGTCTATTACATCTTCTTCTTCAGAAGCGTTTATTGTTGTTTCACCTACACCCATAATTTGGATGCTTATCTGATTGCTCCTACCCTTCATCTTCTGAATGTAGTCTTGTGGAAGCACCCTATCCATTACTAGCTTTAAACATGCCATTTGATCTTGGTCGTCATCATCTAAAGCTTTATCTAACACTTTCTGAACAATGTATTTAGATTTCCTGCCGAGCATCTCTGCGAGGATTTCCTGACTTCTTTGCTTTTTACTTTGAGGAAGCGTAGCTTTCTTATTGATTGCCGCAGGCAACGGGGGAAGACCCTGTTCCTCACGTTCTTTATTCTGAGCTTTTATCGAGGGGCGACCAGCTCCTGGACGTTTTCCACCTCTACGTTCTTTCTTAGGAGTGGTTGCTTCGGCAGAAGCCACTTCTATTTTTACATTTTCCATACAATAATTATATCATAATTACTTGACTTTGTCAAGGGATTCGTTTATCGAAGATAAACTCATTTGTAAGAAGCTTCAGCTTCTCATGTCTAATTTATTAAATTCTATTGACAAATTAATAAATATAATGTATAATTAATTAATAATTAATATATATATATAATAATATATATAATATATATATATAATATATAATTAATAATAATAAAAAAGCCCTCATAAAGAGGGCTTAATTAATTATATATAATGTGTTTTTTTACTATAAATA